GTGATATTCCTTCCTACCTGCTGAAACTGTTGTACTTGTTGTGTGGACTGTCTTATGTTGTTATCGAATTGACTACTATTTAATAATAGTCTGGTTACTAAATCAGCCATATTTAATTATGTGTTGTATATTGTTTAGCTTTCTCTTTCAATCTCTTAATATCTTCATTACTAATAGATGTTTCTCCTGTAGTATCACTATCCCAAGTAAACTGCATTATATCAGTAGGCTTTAACTTCTTAGTGCTGTTACATTGTGCAATTACATAAGCTATCATTCTAGCCTGTTCCCAGCTATTTCTGTCCTTCCTATGTAGATTGCTAATCAATGGTTCTAACTCATACATCTGCATCTTATCTAGTACATATTCTGGGTCTAGTCTACCTTCTATTACTAAGGCTGAATATATCTCCTTAGTGGTTAGGACTTTTTTTTAGCATCCGTATTATTAGTAATGAATAGCTGTTGCTTCTCCAGTTCCTTCTTTAAGAAGTTCTGGAACTCTACCATAATACCCATATCTTCATCTATGGCTTCTATCAGTTCCTCAAAGGTTAGTGAACTGTCTGGATTATTAGCCATTAAGACACAGTAGAAGAATAGATATTCATCTGTGATAGTCTTTAACTCAAATGCCTTACCTGTAATCTGTTCATAGATAAATAAGGCTCTAAGAGTATATTTCAATTTGTAGTCTTGTCCTTTAATAGTCATATCAATAAGTATTAAATAATAAAGCCTTTACACCTCCATAACCTAGAGATATAAAGGCTTATAATTATGCTGCTTTTGAAAGTGCACCCACACCTTCAAATGAAGCTGTAAATGTTGCATTATCTCCATTAGGAGCATTGGCTTCAAGTGCTGTAATAATAACATTACCCGAATAAGTTCCAGTAGTAGCTGGCAACCATCCCCCTTCTGGTACTTCATCCTTCTTTGTTGAATAATCTTTCTCTAAACAGAATACAGCCTTAATAGGTGTTCTGGCTGTTAGCTTGTCAAATAGCATATCAAAAGTAATACCTTCACCATCATTAGAATAAAGGTTCTCGGTACTACAATTCCAGTTAATCTTTCTAGCTGCCTTAGCTACCCATTTACCACCGCTATCCTTAGAAGTGGTTTCTACTGTTTCTACATTTATACTTAGTTTGTGGTTAGTGGCAAATGCTATAGACTTATCGTCAATAAATAGCATTAAGTCACCACCGTTAATTACTTGTCCTGCCATTTGTCTTTATGTTGAATGTAAGGTTTTGAATGAACGTATCTTCTATGTAATCTTCATCTGCATTAGTCATTCTAATATCCTGTATGTTAATACCAGAATAGTTCCCCTTTTTACCTTGTAAGGCATCCTTTACTAAATCAGCTATTTCTATGCTTTCATTATACTTATCAGAAGCTATAACTACTTCTACATAAGTATCTTCCTTATAGATAAACCTATCTTTACTATCAGATGGTTCTATACCAGTTCTTCTATAAACAATAAAGGGAAATGTAGTACCAGTATCAGCAATTAAGGGATATATTTTATTTTGTACCCTGCCAGTAACATTAGCATCATTACTAAGCAGGTTATATATTGCTTTGCCTACTTGTAAACTCATCGTCTGTTTCTATTTGCTATTCTCTGAATTGACTGGCTAATAAGGTTATCCATACTATTAAAGATTTCCCCTTCCTTATGGCTCTTAGCTGTTCTAAAGAAATGTACAGCATTAATACTACCTCTATTGGCTGCTGCTCTCTGCCTTCTTATAGGATTCCGACCTCTGACAGATGCAGTATTATTACCAGTGGTTCTTCTAACTCTAGTACCCATTTCAAAGAACTTCAATCTAAAGTCACCCATAATATGTACTTTAGCTTCTGTCCCATTTCGGTCAGCATTAGATTTAATCCCACTTACTAAGGTTCTACCATTCCACCAGTTTCTACTGGAAGCTGCTCTGCCTAAAGTCTGCCTTAGCTGTCTTTTAGTTTCACCGACTAAGATACCAGCACCCTTTCTTAAAGCACTTCTATAAACCTGCCTTTGCTGCCTACTAGTCAAATCCGCAAACATAGAAACTACCTGTCTGGCATCCACTTCTATGTTATTCATTTATCAATTCAGTTACTATAGTGGTTGATTGCTTATATAATTCTGGATTTATGCTAAGAATCCTGTACTTCTTTCCATCCCAAAGGATTCTCATATTCTCATTTACCTTATGATAATATCTAACAGTAAAAGTTACAGTATAAGAATGAACTATTTCATTATTCTGATTCTGTCTATTACCACTGTTATAAGTAACATTAGACCTAGTGCTAATAACATCTCTCCAATCAATAGAATTAGCACCATAGCCATCTTTAATTGCTACAGGTTCTTGTATGGTAATAGGATAATGTAATGTTCCTGCTCTCATTTAATTGTGTATTTACGGTAAAGTCCTATCAGATATTCATAACTATAGGGAATCTTAACTACTGTACCATAACTAACAGGTTCTCTATTTGCATAAAGATTACCTATCATTAGTAACATAGCGTGAATTATAGCAGGTGGTAAAGTACCACCTACTTCTAATTCATCTAAAGCTATGTCTAAATGTTTAGATACTGAATCCTCTGCTACAGCTATTAAGTCCAGAATGTACATATCATCTGTCCTAAAATCCTCATCTACTAGCAGCTGTTTCTTTGCTTGTTCTAAAGTTATATACATAGCTTACTACTTATTAAATAGACTATAATTAGGCTTTAAGAACCTTCTTAACAAATGCTTCTGCTCTTCTAGGCTTGGCATCAAAGTAAGCATTGATAACAAGTCTTACTTTACCGTTAGCAGCTTGTGTATATGGGTCTACTGTTAAATCAATTCCACCCCATTGACCAATAACCAAATCAGCAAAATTACCGAAGATTACACCCTTACCAGCTACAGCAGAAGTAGAAAGAACTGGATAACCGTTTACCTCATTACCTTCCATCAGATACTTACCAGTATCAGTACCCTTGTCAGTAGTCTTTAAATCAGCCTTAGCAGAAGGTGAAACAATAAACTTAATATCACCTCTCACATTCTTAGCTTCCAAATCAGCTTCCATCTTAACAATATCCTTGTAAGTGATAGCATTGCTATCTGCTACTACAGCATTAAGCATACCAGCAGGTTTCTTTGCATCACCAGCTTCACTACCCAAAATAGTAGCTTCAAGTTTGTTGGCAATAGCTGAAACAATATCTCTCTTTAGCATTTCCTCAGCAGAATTAGAATCTTGAATTAAGAATTGCTTAGATACGTCGATATATGCAGTAAGTCTTTTAGGCTCTAGGTTTACTTCTGAGAATGTACCACCGCCATTAGAAGCAGCATCAACTTCACCAGCCCAACCTACATTTGAACCAGAATAAACAGGAATAGAAACATTACCTACAAGTCCTGTCATATAAGAAACACCTGCTTGTGCCAATACTAAATTTGCTCTCAATGGTTCAAGAATACCCAACTTATCTTCTGCTACATTCTCCTGTCCTGCTGTAGCTACAGCAGCTTTAATATCACCTCTTTCCTCGATAGGAAGTACAATCTGTCCGCTATAAGACTGACCAGCCTTGCGCATTTCTGCGATACCAGCAGTTACTACTTCCTGTGCTCTCTCGTCTAATTGTCTGTTATTGGCTACATCATTGATAGCCTTTAAAAGTGAAAACTTTTCCTTCATAGTATTAGTTGTATGTGTTGTTTGTTTAAGGTTATCTTCTTCAATCTTCCTAATCTGAATATCTATATCTGCCGCTTCTTTAGTAAGTGCATCAAATTCTACCTGCTCGCCAGCATTTAGCTTTCTTACTTCCTTCTCTGCACCAGATATAATTTCCTCTGCTCTCTTTTTAAGCAGTTCCTTTTTGTCCAGTAGTTCTAAGGTGTTCATTAGTTTAACTTACTCCTAAGTCCAGCGAAGTAATCTTTTAAATCCTCGCTCTCTAAATCCTGCATCTTTCTTAATGCTACAGATGTATCTGGATATGCTTCCTTATATACTGGTGATACATCGAATAATTCTTTGAAGCTATTGATAGTTCTTAAATAGCTACCATCTTCCTTCTTAGTCCAAGTATCTTTACCGATAGTAAAGGCAAATGAAGAAGTACTAATATCACCCCTTCTAAGACCTTCTAACAGTTCATCACCTAAAGCAGTGTTAGGTGCTTCAAACTTGTATTTAAGTCCAGTATCATCTATAGTTAATTCTAGGCTTCCAGTACCGTATTTAGACCTGGCTAATATACCTCTATCCTCATTGTGATTCAGTAAGCATAGTATATCAGACTTTTCTAAAATACCTTCTAAGGCTGTAGGTTCTATTACTTCAGTAAAGCCACCTAAATCCCTAGACTGCTTACCGAATACTAAAGCATACCCTTCTACAGTCCTAGAATCCATCTTTACAATTTCATTACAGTTTCTTAGTTCTCTCATAGTATTGTTATTATTCCAATAGAATCCAACCAGTATTATCTATCTGATTCTGTAATGCTGCTACCTGTTCCTTTAATAGCTTGTTCTGTTCCTCTAAGGATTCAATATACTTTCTTAATGCAGAATCATCATAATTACTAAGCCCAGCCAGTTTCTGTTTCTCTGGTGTTGTGTAATCTTCTGTAGATAACTGCTTACCGTCTACCTTATCAACTTTGGTATTAACAACATCTTTAATACCTTGTAATTCATCCTGTAAATCGGTCTGCTTAGTAATATCACCTTCTATAGTACCCCATACAGCATTAACTGTACTACCAATCTTGGCACTGATTCTATCCAGTTCTAATACTCCTTCTTTAGTTGCTCTCTGTAGTTCCATTACTTCAAATAATAATTAGTCTGCCCCTTTACTACCTCATCATAATAAGCATCATTAAACATAGCATTAGGACTTTTAAAGCTGTAGCTGTAATAGATTAGTCCAGATTGTAGCTTATCTAGGTCAGATGAATTTATAACCGCCTTATCTATTCTATCTTCTTCTACTATACCAGTCAAATCACCACCCTTAAAACTACATTCTATAAACTCTGCTGGGTTTGTGGTGTAAAGTCTAAGTATAAATTCAGAAGTGTTTCTTACCCTAAAGGGAATGCCGTCCTTATCTTCCAACTTAATATTGAATACTAAGTCAGTCCCCTTGTAAATTGTCTGTATCATTGATTATATTGTTATTAGATGGAATGTTATTAGCAGCATTTTTAATCTCCATCAGATTCACTTGTACGAAATGGGAATCTCCACCATCTACAGCAGGTAAATCCAACTGCTTTCTAATCTCATTGGCACTAACCACACCGATATTAAATAGTGTATTGTAGTAGTTTGCTAAAGATTGTTTGTCTGCTCTTAGTAATACAGAAGTATCAAATCTTACATCTATTCTACTTCTTTCAGAAGGCTTGTACAGCTTCCTTTCAAACTCTAATTCTATCTTCTCTAGTAATGGTGATAATGTATCAGTAAGAAAAGCCAGCTGGGTAGCCTCAACAGTACTATAACTGCTCTTGGATAAGTCAAATGCTTTTACAGGTGATACCCCGAAGAACCTACAAATATCAATTACATTAAACTGTCTGGTTTCTAATAGTTGTGCATCAGCAGGATTCACTGTAATAGGTTGGAAGTCCATATTACCTTCTAATACAGCTACTCCATTAGGTGTACCAGTAGTAGGACTAAAAGCAGTCTGCCAGCTAGTTTTTAAATCTACCTTCTGCTTACCAGTTAAAGTAGATTGTACTTTAAGAATACCAGCCAGATTAGCACCACCTTTAAAGAATCCTTGTGCGTGTGATTCAGAATCTGTAGCCAGTCCTAAAGTCTGTCTGGCGTGTTGTAAAGTACTGATTCCAGTAATACCATCATAACTAAAGTTCAGTATATGAATCATATTGCAAGGCTCTACCAGTCCTTTAATGCCTACAACACTATATTTAATTCCGTCCTTCTGTTCAGTAATAGTAACATAATCTGGCTGTAAATAATGAAGTGCTACTGCATCTCCTTTAGCATCTCTTTCTATATAAGCATATCCATTGCCTTTAAGTAATGTACTTACTATCAAAGTCTTTATAAAAGTAAACCTGCTCATCTTATTGTTCGGCTCTTTGTTCAGTAAGTAGTAGGTAGGATGCTTAATAAACTTTTCTTTATAACCAGAATCATTAATGTAATATGGTTCTAATGGAAGCTGTGCTACTGCATCACTAATAACATCTACACACCTGTAGACTGTAGATAATAACATAGCCTTATTAGTAGTATAGCTACCATTCATATTATACATCAATGAATCACAGAATAACCCTCTGGTTTCCTGCTCTGGTTCTTTCTTTTTAAACCAATTAGTAAAAATTCCCATTAAATAGTCAGTATTTCATTTGTGTAATGTGGTGTTCTCAGATACATACCTAAAGCCTGTATCATTGCTATAGTTCCATCTATCTTCTTCTTATCTACTGCCTTATTCGGTTTAACATTACCATTATAATCAGACTTCAAAGTAACATTTCTAAAGCAGTACCTATTTATTTCATTGTTATCAATAACTGCCTTACCAGATAGTATTAGCCTTTCCAGTTCTCTAGTAGGCATATTAAAGTTACCTAGTGTTTGTGGATATTCTTCTAATGGTAATCCCTGCTCTGTAGAATCTATAGCCCATTGTGTAGCATTATACTTGTCATATCCTACAGACTGGATATTAACTACATCAGCATATCTAAGCATATCAGTAGTTATATAGTCATAATCGGTAACATTACCACTGGTAACAGTAAGATACCCCTGATGCTTCCAGTATTTGTAAAGTTCCTTATCTGCCTTATCCTTTAATGCCGATTCTGGAAGATAGTAATGTGTTTTGAAGTGGTAAGTACCATCCTGTACTACTAAGTAAGCTACAGCAGTCAAATCCGAAGTAGCAGCTAAATCCACACCTACATAGCAATCCATACCAGCAAACTTATTAAGGTCTACTTCCTGACTGCACTTAATAATATAGTCCTCTGGTAGCCACACATTAGAACTGTCACACCATAAATTCAAAGTCTTAGTTTTAACTCCGACTTCATCAGCAGGGTTATTTATTGCCTGTTGTACCTGTCCTCTAATGTATTTGGAAGTTACTGTAATATCCAAGTTTGGTGCACATTTAATCCAGTTCTTTTCATTTCTCCAATCATCATCAGCATCTAAAGAATAGATAGCTATAAACATTTCATCATCTACCTTTAAGCCATTAAGCACTTCTATAGCTACGGTTCTTAATTGGTAACAGGGTAAAGTTTTATCGAAGCCAGCAGTAGTAATAGTACAAAGATGTGGGTTCATCCTCATCCCCATACTGGACTTAATAACATCACGTACTTTACTATTCTTAGCAGCGTGATATTCATCCAATAAACCAAAGCTGGCATTAAATCCATCCAGCTTACTATCATCAGCAGCCAATACTTTCAACTTGGAATTAGTAAGGTTAAACAGAATATCAGCTCTATAGGCTGTAAGATACTTGCCTTTAGAATCCAGTCCCTTACTAAACTTGCTACACATATCAAAGGCTATCTTAGCCTGCTCTTTACTATTAGCAGCCAGTAATACTTCTGCACCATCTTCACCATCAGCTATTAAATAATACAAGCATAAAGCAGCAGCTAAAGCTGTCTTACCCTGCTTTCTACTTACTTCTATATAGCTGCTAGTATATCTTCTGGTAGTAGTTCCCTTCCAGTAGAATCCAACTATATTAGCTATTATAAACTGCTGCCATCCTTCTAAGATGAATGGTTTACCAGAATGTTTACCTGTATAATGCTTTAAAGTCCCTATAAACTTAATGGCTCTATCTACCTTATCTTCTCTAAACTCTAAATCATCCCTTTTAAGGTCATTCTGGAATCTCTTACAAGCCAGCTTAATAGTTTCACCAGCTATTATTTCACCATTAAGAACCCTACTACAATATTCATAGTAAAGTTTGGTATTCATTACCTAGTTTCCTTTCCTTCCTTTATAAACTGTTCAAATGGGTTATACCCGTCTTGTTCTATTTTAGGCAATTTAGTTCTAGCCTTAGCTGTTAGTCCGAACTCCAGCATAACTTTCATAGCCTGTGTTTGAGCATCTTTAGCAATCTTAATAGCTGGGTGCGGTGCAATGTTACCCCTATCACTGGTAACAGTCAAACCTTCATCTTCTAACTGTTTGGATGCCTTAATGAACATACTGTAGTTTCTAGCCAGCATTGTTAAAGCTGCACTATCCACATTCTCTAACATACCAGTACTATCCAGCTGTTCCAGTACATTCTGCATATATACCTTAGCATCCTTTTCAATGTCCTTTGGAATAGTGTAATTTATCATATTATAGTCTATTTAATTTTTATAATTTATAAAGCTATACAATGGCTCTAATTGACTTATAATCACTATAATACAATTATTAAAAAATGTGAATTATTTATTTGGAAATCTGTTAAGATGTTAGTAAATTTGTAATACAATTAAAGGCTAAACTATGGAAAGAAGAAGTAATTACCCAATAGAAATTAAAGCTAAAATAGACCTAAATACCGACCTGTTACTAACGGAACTACAGCAATTACTAGGCAAAGACAGGTCTAAACTACTAAGATTGATAATAGCAGATTTCTTTAATAGAAATATTGATATTATAGATGAACATACTAACCATAAATCAGATAAAGCACCACTAATAGAAGCCATACTAAAGGACTTCTTCAATTATAACAGGGAAACCATTAACCAGTATATTAAATTCAAGAATGATAAGACCACCTAAATCAGTCCTACTACAATATGTTTATGATTACGGACTAGACAAAGCAGCAGCATTATTTCACATTGATACAGAAACAGCAGATAAGATAATTAACTGGAAGCCACAATATGACCAGTACAGCTACAATACAGTAATAGATAAGCCACTTCATAGAAATGCTTCTAAGATAGCTGATATAATAGCCAAGCATTATCCCGAATTAGTAAAGCAATACACTATATACTATAAAGACAATATCTATATGTCCCAGACTGTAGAAGATTTCCTACAGAAAGCAGTAATAAGATGTATGGAAGTAGGGCTGGAAGATGTAACAGAAGAATCTGTATTAGAACTACTAAGAGTGCAATTCAATACTATAAGATGCTATGCTAAGAAGTCCAGCTATACAATGAATAGTAAATTAGCACCATTGGAAGTACAGAATGAAGAAGGTGAATACATAATACCAGCAGAACTATATGCCATACCTAAAGAAACCGAATAAGCAGCCTTCCAGAACATTTAACAGGGAAGAAAGACAGAAGATATACCAATCTAGCAAATGGAAGGAATTAAGACTAGCTAAGCTAATGCAGCAGCCATTATGTGAACTCTGTTTAGCCAAAGGCATCATTAAGCCAGCAGAAGATATTCACCATATAGATTCCTTTATGAATTATACTGGCACTAAAAGACTAGCCAAAGCATTTGACTTTAATAACCTTATGTCTATCTGTAAAGAGTGCCACGCTAAAAAACACTATAAGAATTATAAATGTAAGTAAACTTATTTTAAAATGGTAGAGTTGCTAGTCTAAAACCTTTCTCAGATTTTCTAGGTATAGCAACTAACTCCTTCTTATCGTTCCGTATCATTATATGAGTTCTGTTGTCCCCTTCCAATGTTCCTAAAGGAGTTCCAAAATTATCATCACTATATATTATGTCACCTATATGTACTAATTCTCCATTAGGAAGCCTAATTACTGCTTTGTCATTTACTGTACAATTCTCTATAGGAGGCATCATTAAAGTAATTTTTTTATTTAAATCATTGATAGCAGTTAGAATCATACTGGAGTCTTGTGATAGTGTTACTTTATCTGGTAATACTGCTGGCTCAATAGATAATAATTGTAACAATGAATTAACTTCTTTGGCATCTGCTTCATAAGTGTCTTTGATGCATTTGGCTATTTCTGGAATAGACTTCTTCACTTCATCAATTCTTAAGGAAGAACTATAGTCTAAAGTTCTAATGCCAGATGTATCAAATGGCTTAACAGTATTCTTGTCACATATAAGAACTGTGCGCTTATTAAAGGATTGTCTAACTCCCAATTCATAAAACACATTAGGATTCCTAGAGCTAAGGTCACATATAGCCATATCACAAGCTAGTATTTGTTGTAGTATATCCATTACAATAAAATTAGCTTTAGATGTATCGTCTGCCCGTACAGGCTCAAAACCAGCTTCTATTACTGCTGGCTTAATAAGATGCTCATAAACTCTAGTAAAATGTCCTTTATCATAGCCTTCAGCATCACTAATAGGCATTATCACAAAGCATTTCTTCTTATACTCCAACATAGCTATATAGATTAAATAATATGCAAATATAGATAACCTTTATCAATTATCAAACGCTCCAAGCAATGAACATTAAATTAAGCATACCAGTATTACAAGCATTAACCAATAATGAAGCATTTACTTACTTCTGCACATTAGTAGCCATTAGTAAGAATCCAGATAGTACTATTAAAGATATAGTAAGAATAACAGGTGTTAGTGAAACTACCATCTTTAACCATCTAAAAAAGTTTGAAGAAGTAGCCAACCTAACAATAGATAGAACTGGATGCAGTAATAAGTATAGCTATACAGAACCTACCAAGTTCTTTGTAACCATAGATAGCAGCCTGTTAGATACAGATGTAGATAGATTAGTAATCGGCTTCTTAATCCGATTCAAATGCTGGTCTAGAATAGCATCCAATATTGTAGACCTATCTCTAAATAGAATAGTTCACGAAATAGGAGTACAACATAATACAGTATATTCAGCTTTAGAAGCTGGTCTAGTGAAAAGAAGTGATAAGAAACTTTACTTTAAGTTCATTCATCCATCACTTTGCATACTGTAATACAAGAATATAGCTATTATAACATCCTCAATATAAATTTTAAAATTTGTTATAATTAATTTGTTTATATCAAAATATTTCACTATCTTTGTATTACAATAAATGAAGGAAACTATCATACTGAAACATAGATTTTAATTCGATTATCTAAGTGGACTGGCTAGCTGATTAGCCAGTTCTTCCACTTAATTCACATCTAAGAATCACAAAGTTATTACCATAAGTACCTTTTGAGCATATTTTAGGTACTGATTGTTAATTATTCATCATAATTTTTGAGTTTGGGTTAGTTAAGCGTAGAATAGTAAGCGTAGTGATACGCTTATTATTTTATTTCAAGTGTGACAAATTTTGGTAGCGAAACCTCAATCTTCTATAGAAAGAATACCCAAAAATGTCACACCCATAATTCAAACTCCAGATGCTTCTAAACTCCAGATTTTAAACCGACTAACTAAACAAACAATTTACAATTATGACAAACATTATTATTACTAAAGAGTACAAGTATTTAGGTGAATATCCATTATTCAAAGAGAATGGTTTACCAGTAGGATATTTAATAGATAAAGGTAAAGTAGGCTGTGGCGGAACATCTATAGCTTTAGAAGATGGTAAAGATACTATTATATGTGTTCCCTTTGTATCACTAATTAAGAATAAGATGCAGACATATAATACAGATGGTAAGGTTAATGTACTAGGTGTTTATGAAGGTGTTACCACATACGAAATTAGAGAGTATTTGAATACTAAGAAAGGTGCTAAAAAGATTATGTGTACTTATGATAGTTTAGCTAAAGTTGCTGGTATTACTGGTTATAACTACTTCTTACTAATAGATGAACTACACCTGTTGTTTATCCAGTATGTCTTTAGAAACAAGGCTGTAAGGACTGTATTAGACGAATATAAGAAATTCAAAGAATGGTCATTCTTAACAGCTACCCCTATTGAATATGATTTAATGCTGGAAGAACTAAAGGATATTCCGACCTTTAAAATAGACTGGGAAGATAAGACCGAAGTAAAGGTAAATGCAGTACAATGTAAGTATGTAGGTGCTACAGTAAAGAAAGTTATCAATGACTTCTTAGAAGGTAAAGTATTCGGTAATGCTCACTTCTTTGTAAACTCGGTGGAATTTATTGCTACTATGATTAAGAACTGTAACCTTACTAATGAGAATACCAGAATCATCTTTAGCAAGAATAATGAAAGCTATAAGCATACTTGTCAAGGTGTTACTAATGGTGAAACTACTGACCCTGTAAAGAAGATAAACTTTTATACTTCCACCTGCTTTGAAGGCTGTGATTTATTTGATACAGAAGGTAAAATTTATATCATCTCTGAAAGCACCAAGGCACAAACCTTAATGGATATTAGTACACAGGTAAGACAGATAGCAGGTAGAATTAGAAATACCCAGTATGCAGATACTATTACACATCTTTATAAAGCTACCAGATACAATACAGACCTTACTTATGAAGAATATAAGCAGGTAGTTCTGGAAGAAGAACAGAAAGCTAAATCATATATTACTAAGGTTAATAATGATAAGGAAATTAAGGAAGGGACTAAAGAAAGCATCTATCATTACATTTGGAAAGATGAAAATACTGGTGAATTTGTATTTGACCCTAATAGGATGAAACTGGATATTTATAACTTCAAGGTACTTAACCATACATACAGTTTACAAGTTAATTTAAGCACTGAATATAATAAGGCTGGTATGGCTGTAGGATGCAGTACAGATAAGACTTCTGATAAGCTATTAAAGAATGATTCAGCCAGAACTACCTTTAAGGATGCCATAGAAGAATATGATTCTATAATGCAAAGAAAGGAAGGTATGGTATTCAGTCTTACAGATGGTGACAGATTAGCCTTATTAAAGAAGAAATATAGCTATATCAAAGATGCTTATGAACTACTAGGTATGGAACAGATTAGGGAACTTAAATATCATACTTCACATATTCAAAGACTTCTTATTAGTATCTCTGAAAAGATGGATAATAATGCTAAGGTAGCTAAGTTACTGCTTACTATTCCTGCATTTAGAATCGGTGAATTTATTCCTTCTGCTGATATTAAAGATTGCTTGAATAGTATTTATGGCACGCTAGGAATCAAAGGAAAAGCTAGCATTAAAGACTTTGAAGATTATGCTAAGTTTAAGGAAGCTAGGAAAAGAATAGATGGTAAGCAGGTAAGAGGTTATATTATTCAGTACATTAAAATTAAGTAAGCTATGGTTATTGACTTTACACCCAGTACAAAGGAATCAGAAGAAGCTAGAATATTAAAGCTAAAGGAAGATGCAGAAGAAGCAGGTATTAAAGCTGAGGAAATTTTAAACAGCATAGGAATTAAATATATCATCCGACTTTATAAAGAAGGTGGTTGTATTAAGTTTTACAAAGGTTCTAAATGTATAATGATGGCAGATTTACTAGCTGGCACTAATGAACTAACAGCTAATTTCTCTCTTTATTATAATGCTACTAAACTTAAAGACAGGAAAAGATTTAAAACTGTAGAAGAAAATGATTTCCTTACAGATATACTACTAAACCTTTATTCTCAACTACAATAATCAGACCTAAGACAGTGTTTAGATGAATTATTAAAATTATTGTAATTTAGCTTTGATATGTAAAATATTATTATTATATTTGCAATATGATAAAGAGTTAAATGGGAATGACTTTATCATTCTGGTTAGTGAGTAATTTAGTTCTATTTTACTACTAATCAAAGTAATAATACTACAGATACTTCTACTACAAAGATTATCCTATCACATAGATTATTTATTTTATAACTAACTTCGTTATTCATTCAGTAAGGTAGTCTGTGAAGATAGCCTTACTTTACTTTGATTATTAACTACTTAAACTATATATACTATGTTTACAACCTATGTATTACTAACATTCTTAGCAGTTCTAATGTATTTCCTTATTAGGACTGTAGTAAATGAGATTAAACAACATATCACAGAAGAAACAGATAGGGTTATTAAGGCTATTAAAGATAAGAACTATGTGGGTAGATGAAGAAGGAAATGCAGTTATATCAGAATCAGATGAAGCATTAAATATACTAAGTGAATGAAACGTATGTCAGAACAAACTATTAACGCAATTATTAACTACTTAGTCCAGCAACCTTATAAAGATGTAGCTGGGCTGTTACAGATGATACAGCAGGATTTACAAACTAAAGAAGAACCTGCTAAGGAAGAATAACCCATTAGCCTGTAAATGATATATGGTTAATGTGAATGGCTAATGATTTATGTATAATGGAATACAGGCTAGTACAAACTACTAGCTTAAATGGATAAATTTGATGAATTAGAACTAAATGGAAGGAAACTACTAGAATCATTTTTAATACAAGTGGGTGCTACTAATCTGCATCCTACAGAAGATAAATATGCACCAGTGGACTACTATTTTACTTATAATGATAAGAAGGTAGTAGCCGAAATAAAGGTAAGAGATATTAAGTATGAAGGCTATGATACTCATTTAATGGAAGTATCTAAATATAAGTCCTTAGTGAAGGATAAGAAAGATAGCCAGTCAGATACAGCATACTACATTAACTTCTTTACAGATAGGACTAAAGTTAATGCCTATTGGTATAGTACTAATACTGTTAGGAACTTTGGTACTATAGATTATAAATACTGTCCGACTACTACAGCAGCCGATAACGGTAACTACTATAAGAAGGTTATTATGATTCCTTCTAATAAGGCTCAAAGATTTACCTTAGTAAATGGTAGGTGGTCTAAGATGAATTAACTATATTTGCTCAAACTTTAAATTTATTGATTATGAAGAAATTATTACTGTTGTTATTTGTTATATTCAGCATTTCTACTAGCTATGCCCAGATTGCTACTACAGTTACCAATAATGGTTATTGTAGGAATGAAGCCACTGGGGAACGTCTTAAAGTAAAAAAAGGAACTCAGTTATTAATTGTAAGTGATTGTGTAAACGGTGTTTACAAAGCTATCTACAAAGATGAACCAATCTTTATTAGTTCCAATCTTATCCTTATCAATAAGGAATTAAAGGCTAAAGAAGCTGCAAAACTGGAAGCTATAGCTAAAGAAGAAGAACAGGCTAGACTAACCAAACAAGCTGCTAAAAAGTGTATAGAGTTGGAAAAGGAACAATTAGCTAAAGAATTTGTAGAAGCAGATATTAATAATAGGGTAACACCAGAATTGATTAGACAAATGTACGGTGAACCAGACTACTATACTAATTATGATAATGGCTATCATTCTTTTATATATGGGAATAAGCAAATTATACTAAATAAAGGTAAGATGTCCACCATTAGAACTAATAAATAATTAAGTGTAGTAGTCAAGACTTGTTCTGACATTTGTTTTACTATCGGACCAAAAAACTGTCAGATTAAGTCTTGACTAATTCAAATTAAGGACCCCAGCTTACTTTGATTAGTAGGCTGGGGTTGGTTGCTTAGGAAGCCATCACTTAAATTTAATAACTGCTTTTCCGTTTTTATCATAAGTCACTTCTACATCTTCGGACATCATCTCTTTATGCTTCATAAGTTCTATTATATCCTTTTCATTAACCCCATTAGTTAGTAAGAAGTCGGTAGTATCAATATCATTATTAATTATACTAAAAGTCTTATCTACTTCCTTGTTAAATGAAACCTTTTTAATATCTTCCTTGTGTTCATCCTCTAGCTTACTAAATGCCTTACCAAATTGATAAGCTATATTATTAGTATCATCTATCTTTACAGGTTCTTCGCCTACCATCTTTAGAATTAAGTCAGGTCTTTCTTTAACTAGTCTATCATACATTACTTTCTCCTTAGTTCCTGTTTTAGACTTATCGTATAAACGTACCATAGATAAGGTATTATGCCCCGAATACCTAGCTATTTCACTATCGGGCATACCTCTTAAAGATAGTAAAGTTATAAAGGTTCTTCTACCTGTATGGCTAGATACGCAATTATATCTTTCTTTCTTGGTTACTTGTACACCTGCTATACCTGCTTGTTCGTATCTTTGTTCCTCTACACCTTTAACACCTGCCTGTTTAGCTATCTCCTTAATTCGGGTATTAAACTTCTTCTTATTGATAGTAGGTAGTTGGTAGTTATACTTAGCTAGTATATCTAAAGCCATTTGAAAGATAATATCCACTTGTACCTTTGTACCTGCCTTATCTTGTACCAAGTTAATATAAGTTCTTCCGTCTTTACGTTCTATCAACTTATCAACCTTTTCAATATCGCTAAACCTTTGCCCTGTTGTACATTCCATTAAGAATAGGTTCTTAATATCCTCATCCTCTTTAGTAGTACATTGGTAGTTGTAAAGCATAGTCAGTTCATCATCTCTAAGGGCTATCTCATCATCTATAGCCTTTTCCTTTAAAGGTTCTATTTCAATATCCGCATATTGGCTACCTTTCATAAGTCCATTATTAACTAGGTACTTCTTCATTAACTTATAGGTACATTCAACTATCTTATTAATAGAAGCACTGCTAGCCCTTTCACCTGCTTTGCCCTTTACATTGTCAATACACCATTGTTGGAAACCTTTCATTACTTCTAAAGTAATATCCTCATAGCCTTTAATATCTAAAGTAGATAGATAGCTTTCAAACTTGGTAATGAAACGTAAGTTGTTATCCTTAGTTCCGTCTTTAATACTAGTATCTTTAGATAGGTAGGTTCTTAATACCTTAGCTATATCTATTCTAGCTTCTTTAGGTTCATCTATCTTTCTATTCATTATATATTGTTTAAGTGTATTGGAATTAAGTTCGGTGTTATTATTGCAAATGTAATTAATATATTCAGTGAAACGAACATTCATTTCATCTATCTTATTATTAAGTATAGTATTATTGGCATTATCAAGCCCCGATAACAAACTACTAGTAATAGCCTGTATCTTGTTCCACTGCTTAGGATATACTTTGTAACCTGTAGATATTCTTACCTGCTTCTTATTAATGAAGCATACAAAGTAAACCATAGTAGGCTTATCTCCTTTAGGCTCTCTTAAATTGTAATGGGGCTTCACCTCTTTGTAAAAGTGTTGTGCCGTGCTTAAAAGTGGTGATTGGATTCCGTGCTTAATTTCGGTGCTTAACGTATCGGGTGAATTAGTATCACCTTTGATAGCATCGAAGTTATTAATTACAGGTGTTGAATAGGTGTTATTAGCCATAACTTACAGGTAATTAAGGCTTTTAGGCACAAAAAAGAGGAACAAAGTATTAACTTCATTCCTCTTACTTGGTGATCCGCCTGGGGCTCGAACCCAGGACCCCAACATTAAAAGTGTTGTGCTCTACCTGCTGAGCTAGCGAATCAA